TTGGTTGGTCAGGTCAACTGTACCCATAAGCCCAGAGTCCTTTTGACTATTGAGCCGCAACATCTGTTTATCGGACAACTGTTGTGTCGCCTCAAGGTCTGCACTTAGATACGACTCAAGCAAGCCATGCGGTATATCACGTGTACTATAGCCTTTGGCAAAGTACTCTTTCAGTGTGTCCTGTTTACGTGTGTCAAGCATGTAACGCTCTGCACATGCAGCAAGAGACAGAGGCTCCTTCTGTCCACGCTGCAGGACATATTCTGCCAGCATTGTGTCGTACACAGGGCCATCGTACTTGAAGCCAGATTCCCACAGCCACAGCAGGTCATGTGCTGCGTTGTGGCAGATAAGAACAGTGGCTTCGTCCAGTTCATTCTGAACCATTTCGTGATTTCCTATGCCCTTAACAACCATTTCAGAATGGTCAAAGGTAACGATAGTCTCCTTGCCTTGGTCAGTCAGCATACCCACCATGACCAAAGTATTGTTTGGCTCAAACGGGTCCATGTGAGTCTTGCCGTCTCGCTTAGTGACAGTGTTCTCTACATCAAGTGTGAGTTTCATATCTTCTCCTCTAATTGATCAATACGAACATTATAACAATCTGCCTTGACTGTATAATTATTTGATGGATCAACATCCCCTTTCTTCAAGAAGTTGGCTTTATCAAAGTATGTTTCTTTTGTCAACACGCCAAGAAACCAGCCTATCGAAAAATCATTCAAGACACGGACAAAAGCATACGCATCACAGTCCTGCTTTGTGTTGAACTTAGCAATACTACACTCGTAGTGTGGCAGTGGTTTGACAGAGGTTTGCTTGGTTTTTACCTCCACACGCTTACCTGCTTCTGTGGTGAAGTCGTAGTCGTAGGTGTTGTTCCAATCACCACCCAAAACACTCATGGCTACCTGCTCACCTAAAAAACCTGCCACATTACCGCCGCCTTTGAGTATGCTGTTGTTAATCTTACCCATTTCTACTGCCTTGGCACGTGCCGCCAGCAGCATTTCATCTGTTATCGTTACTTCTATCATACTGATGTATACCTCGCTGTTTGATATTCAAGTTCACAATCTGACACACCGTGCCAGCCCGACAGCTTGTTCTTCACCACGTTGAGGTGACGCTGTGGGTCTTCTTCTATTTGCGAAGAAGTATCACCGCTAGTCATGGGATTTTTGGCGATCATAACCATAAGGTCTGCCTCTGCCGCCTTGCCTGTACGTGATCCCTCCATCATAGACTGATTGAGAAGCACCTTGCCCTCTGCCTCTGCAGATAGCTGCGACATATAAAACATGACACAATCATGCTCCTTAGCAATCATACGTGCGTGTATGGCGTTGGCTTTCAGCGCCTCATCTGTACGGGCAAAGCCCCCCATCTTGGCAAACTTATCCCCCATGTCAAGCAGCACAATATCAGGCTTGTAAGACTTACATACGGACTCTACCCATGCCATATCCCTGCCGGTGGCATCTTTGATCTTAATGCGTTCCTTGACAGGCGAATATAGATCACGCGCCTTGACGGGATTGTCCTTTATCTGACGCATAGTCATGCCTGTAGCAGCAGTAAGGTAACGCGCACCCACACGATGATACCCCTCTTCGTTGCACAGGATAATACAGTTCGCCCCTTGATGTGCGAAGCCACCCGGCGCGGCAATCAGGCTGGCATGAAACGATGTCTTGCCAGTATTTGGCCGTGCGCCGATTTCGACAAGGTGACCGCCATTAACACCCTCAACCTGACGACACAACGACGGTATGTTGAATGTCCAACGGGCCTCAAGATCAGCCTTACTCATAAGCGTCTCCAGTTCTATATCCTCCCACTCAATATTGAGATTGGGTGTAAAGTCATCCCCATATTGCTCTAGCAATGTACGCAAAGGCTCCAGACTTGTCTTGTCGCCGTTCACATAGTCAAAACCAAGATTAGCAATATCTTCGCCTATCACCTGCTGAAAGAGCTTAGACAGCACCTCCTGTGCAATGTCATTGCCCATAGGTTTCTCGCTTTTGATTTGCTTGAACAAAGAGCCATACGCGGTCTTCTGTGCTGTGGTAAGAGTGGGATTGTTCGACATGAACAGTGCCTCAATCTCATCAGGCATAACACTACGCTCATAACGCTCCATAGCTGTGTCGATAGCAGACTTAATCTTACGCACGTCCTTGCTGAACAAGCGGTCAGGACATTTAGCCCCACGATGTTCATCGTAGAACTCCTTGTCCATCAAGCTACGTATTAGTGATAATTCCATACTCTGCTCCTATGTTGTGTAATCTTTCGATGTCTGTTGGGTTACGATATTTTAGATCGTCTGTCAAACGCAGGACACGAACATCCTGCACATGACCCCGAAGCTCCTTAGCAGCAGCTAATGTTTTGGGCAGAGCATCGGGGTCTAAGGCAATGATGGCCGTTGAGAACTGCGAGAGATACCTCTTGTGTGATTCCTGCAGCGATGTACCCAACACAGCAACCCCAACAAATACATCACCGCCTACAACTGCGGCACTCAGGCAGTCCTCAACAACCACAGCCACAGTACCATGACCGTAGCTGTATGGCAAGCCACTTTTTCCGTATCGACGCCATTTAGGCAGACGCTTGCCCAGTGACCGGCCAGTGGCATCGACAATACGGCCTTCGTGCATGATAGGGAAGACCATACGATTCTCCTTCACATCACGTAAAAGACCAAGTTTTTCGGAGTCCAAGCCATAGAACTCCCAAGCAATCTCTGCCACATCGTGGTCATACGGCACGATATATTCAGGCATAACAAAGGTATCCTGTGCTGCGTAGTCATCGGCCCCTGCAAATCCAAGACGGATATCATCCACAGATAGATGGACACGAGTGCCGCCTTTTGTGGGACAGGAAGCCTTATAACAATTCCACACGAGAGAACCCATGTTGTTTGTTACAGTGAAGGTCTTGTAACCACCACAATTAGGACAATCCATTCTACGTGTTTGTCCATTAGGAATGTCTATATCATTTATAATGTTATATACATTATTCATGTATACTCCCTTTCTCTGCGGCACTTGTGATGCTTTTAGCATGTTTGTTTCGCTCCGTCAACGCAAAGTTTGCACTCGTAAGCGTGTTTTTTAGGTACGGCTTGACAGAAGCGGGATTAGAATGCCCTGTAACCGACATAATTTGTGCCAATCCGACACCTGCTTCAACCATTTCGGTAGTACCGGTCCTCCGTAAGTCAGACAAACGCAACTCTTTTGACAAACCTGCGTCATCCATGATTTTTCGTGCAAATTTAGGCAGTTTGTGTAGTGAGTATGGCTTATATTCGCCCCCTATGGCATATGGTCGCGGCACAACATATTGTTGAAAGCCAAAATCCTGCTTTTGTTGCGTCAACATGTCACATAGATCATCTGAAATAGGCAGATGTACGTCTGCGCGACGTTTAGACTGCTCTATCATCACAGTTTGTGTCTCAAAATCTATGTTAGACCACTCCAAAAGTCGCATATCTCCCAATCGTTGGCACCACTCATATGCCATCTGTGCAATAAGACCCACATTACGGGTGCTAAAATCCCCATAGGCCGTGTCTAGGAACTTTGTGACATCTTCCCTAGTCCATACCGTCTTGCGGCGCTCTACGGGCCTCTTACGGATGCTTGAGAAGGGATTTAGCACACACAGTTCCTCCCGAAGGCCGTGATTGAACACAACCCGCGTTACTGACATTACGTGATTAGCCATCTGCACACCTTTGTCGCACCACTCATTATATGCCGTCTTTGCGACACGTGTGGTTATATCTGACAGAGGTTGCTGGCGGAGGGACTTGCCCTCCACCCGCGTTTGTAACATGACGCTAAGAAAGTATTCATACTGTTTCTTAGATTCATCACGTAAGTTATTGTAATCAAAAGACTTGTAATAGTCATCCACAAGCTCTTGTACAACCATTTTGTCAACCGTTGACATTTATGCCGCCATCTGGAACGCAGCAGAATCTACCCACTGTGCAACTTCCTGCTCACGCTTCCACATGGTTTCGCCAACAGTGTCGTTGCCCGTCTCGCGCAGCCTGAAACCGTTCTTTTCATCTGCATACGAGGCGTAGTTGGTAAAGGCAGAGTACAAAGCCCACTTGTTGCGACCACGTGTCGCAGCCTCTTTGTTGTACAACTCCCACATCTTCAATGCCTTGCGATCAGAACGAACAATACGCTCAATCAAATCTTTGACATCCAGACGACTGAAGTCGGTTTCTGCCCAGCCTTGAAACATTCCCACATTATCATAGAAACTGGTGGCGTTTTGCTTGAGTTCCTTGATGAACATGTCAAGAGAAAACCTACTGGTGTTCTTTTTCTTGATGCTGTCGTACTTGCCGGTGATCATGCCGTTGGTGCAAAAAAAGTCGATAGCACCAAACCAAACCATATTGGAGCATGATCCATCAATACCATGCAAGGCAATGATACGTGAACCAATGTCCGTGCTATGCCTGTCTGTAGTCACACGTGAACGCATATTGGGCAGGTGGATATCGGCCTTGACCCATGCATTATTGCGCACAGTGGTCCATTTGGCCGTCATATTAGACGTGTCTGCATCATCCAATTGATCCACAATCGTGTCATACACGTCTTGATAGAACTTGTGATGGGGCGCACACTTGAAGCCGGAACCTACAATACCAAGGTATTCTCCGGTAGTGCCATTGATGACATACTTCTTTCCATCAAATTTAGTGCGTTCAAACTCCACGTCAAACTGAAGTTTCTCAGGAACGAAGTCGTTGTTAGTAAAATCTAGCGGCATGATTTTTCTCCTTTCATAGCCAAGTGATAGTGTGTTATATCAGGAAATAGACACATAGTCAAGTGTCATCCTCCTCTGCCAGCACCCAGTCTGCGTAGTGCATACGATAACCGTTCTCATCCTCTTTGGGTACGAACTTAAAGATGCGGTGCAGGTCACACTGTATACGTTCCAGCTTGCCTACATCAGATATCCACAGGTCTTGGCAGTCAAAGATAGTCTGCAAGATATCCTTCAAGTCGTTGTGTGCCTGTAGTAACTGTAGTCTGTTGTCATGTGTTACATTCATTGTCAATCTCCTAATCACAAGATGTCTGTCGGGTAATCACGGCCACCCAACACTGCCGTTCTTCATCATACTTGACTGGACGGACCAGCCTCGTTCCATATCCAAAGGGATGCCACCCCTTGAAGTATAAGTCAACCTGTTTTTGCAGACCAAGTTCTGTCTCGTCTGTCATCTCTACTCGTATGTCTTTCATCAGCAGTATATCCTTTCCATAATTCCATTGAAGGCATGTAAAAACATCCATCCTATGCTGGCCCATATACACGCAAACAAGAACATCTCAATGCCGTCATGCGTGAGGTAGTAGTCCACTACCTTGTCCCATAGATTACTCATGCTCACTCTTCCACTACTACTGCATTATATAGATTAGCTACGCGATGCGCTTCTTTGTCTGCTTTCTCACGAGACACATCAAAAGCCTTGCCGACTACCATACCACTACCGTTTCTTTCCCAAGACACCAAATCAACATTGTATGTCTCACCAGAAAAATGTGATGTTATTCGTACTTCATAATCACTCATGCTCACCTCCATTACCTCTACCCAAGCCACCAAAGTAATTAGGCTTACGCTTGGCTGTTTCAAACACACCAGCAGTGATGAAGATACCAGCAATCAGCAGGGCATGGGCAAGCGCACTGATGCCAAAGGCAACGATGCTGCCTACCCACATACTAAAGATAATACACCACATCCATGCCAGCACCTGCATCACCATGTGCCGTGTGTTCATATCAGGTATGTGGGACAGCGGATTGTACCGCCAATCCATAATTAAGTTCCATGTGTTACGCATTATGCAACTCCTTGTCTGTACTTTTTCAAATCACGATCATGCTTGAAGTAGCCCACGTTGGATTTAATCCAGAACATCTTCTCTTCATCACGACAACGCCGTTGCTTACGACGATTATTATTCTTCTTGCTTCTCTTCAGGCCGTACCTTTTTAGCTTTGTTGCGGTCATAACTGCCCTTTCCCTTCTTAGGTTGTACAATCTGTTGACGCCTACGCCCCAACGCTTGTGCCTTAGCAACAGGATTTATTCTGCGGATAACCATTTGTCAACCGTTGACATTTTCTGTGGCCCACACCACCGGCTTGTTGTTGGAGCGGTCTATACACAGTGTAATAATGTACGCCTCCGTCACAGACTCACCTGTATCTTCAAATACAAAGGTATCATCTACATAGGGATTGTACTTGACACGCCGACTATTATCTGTCTGGCGAAAGCCGTTGCGAAGGCTGACATCACCCACAGCAAACGCATGGACATTCTTCTTGCCCTCGCGCCTGACTTTGGCTTGACCGGCAGGGCGCACGACAAACTTACCATCAGCTATTGTAATAGCATCGACGTGAGTAAACACACGCCCTGTCTTGCGATCCTGCAAAGACCACTTTTTCTTGTGCAGATTCCAGTATGCACGAACTGGTATATCTAAACTGAACTTAGACATTATGCTGTCTCCCATGTTGGATTTTCCAAATACTCGTGTCGTTTGAATACGGCTTGTATATCGGCAACCGTCTTGCAATCCTGCAACGCATACCTAGCGTAGCCTTTGTTAGTCCAAGATGCAAGCCAATCTTTACAGCCCTCATAGTCCATGTAGAACTCGTACTGTTCGACATTGTATATCCCATAGTCGGCCCAATGGTCAAGGTCATTGGTGACTATACCAATAAACAACCCCGCTTCTCTTTCCATACGCTTGCGGCTTTCCTCGTTTGTATCGTCAATGTGCTTACGCAAAGCCATCTGTTCTTCTGTATAAGACATGGTCATTCTCCTATTTTGTCAATCGTTGACATTTACACATCAATCACAAACCCAGATGTGTCACGCTTGGCAGAACCCTTAGCCTTGAGGCCCACGATGACACCCTTTGGATCAAGGAAGCGCAGATCGTCCTTGTCGCCGTCAATGACAGGAAAGCCCCTGAACGTATCGGGCAAGCGATCACGGAACACGACAGCGGCATTGACGCCTGTATCTGCCACAGCCATTAGCACATTCTCTGCATATTCTGGGTTGGCCTCGCTGTACGACAATGTGAGATGATAATTGTCTGGCAGACGCATATAGGCGCGTTTGATGACCTTTGTGTAGTCATAGAACTGTGCATCTGGATAGTGTGGCGCAAGTTTGATGCCGTCACCCTTGTCGTCTGTGCCACCCAGACGCACACATGGCGTGATAGATTTACGCTTTTGTCGCCGGATAAACTTGACCAGATCATCATTGAGAGCGTCGTAAAACCCCACAGGATCAGACAACAGCCACATAGTTTTGCGTGTACGCGCATCCTGCACACTGTTCATCTGCCCACGTCCTGCCGTGAACAGGCAAGGCTCATGGCACTTGGCAGTCTCAGCCATAGCGCAGATATTATGCACCTTGCCACGATACACCGTCTTGAATGGTTTGAGATAGCGAATGGCAGTCACATATTCGTCACTGTCACCTTTGATAATCTTGGCACTATTGCCAACACCAATGATCTGATAATCCGACATAGCAAAACCCCTATCGTTTGTAGGTTAGGTCGATGATGATTACAGCGCCGCCAATAACACAAGCGGCAGCGCCAACTAGGATGATACCAGTACCCTCGCCGCCCTCAACGATGGCAAGGATACCGACAAGACCCGCGAGGATCGTCATAATAAAGACCCCCGCGATGTCAATGATACGTGACCAATACATTATGTCAACCGTTGACAATCTTGACACGGGTCACAGGCCCACGCTGCTGACAAGACAACTCGCGCAGATTGCTGACAGAAATAGTCTCAAACACATCCGTCACCTCAAGCACAGGACGCTTGCGCCGCTTCTGTGTGCGCAGATAGGAACGAAGCTCAACAAGCATGACCCCCATGATAGCGGACGCTGTGTGCTGAATCTGCGCCATAGGATTGTCGCGCTTCACATCACGCGCATGATCCAATGCGATGCCATAAAGGGCCATCTTGGACAGATGATCCCCAGTCACCATTTTGTGCAGATTAGCACATTCGGCATACAGGTCTTGGTTGATCTCAGTCCCAAGGCACTGCCCAGTAGGGCCGGTGGAACGCTTCCAGTAATTTAAGTTGATGCTGTGTTTCATGGCATAACTCCTTTGCTGATTGCCATTGTTTATACAAGGTAACATACCTTGCGGGGAATGTCAAGGCCGACACGTTGGTTATGTCAACCGTTGACAAATTCATCTTCCACGTCGCCAAGCCGTAACGATACCGGCGGCGTCCATGAGGATGTCAACTTCGTCATCCTCAGACAGTGTGTCCATGTCTGCATACGGAGGCCACACCTTAAACTTCCATGTGTGCCAATCCAAAGGCTCACCAAGCTCCCAGTGCGCACAGTACCCCACGTGGCGTTTATACATACTCATTCTCAATTCAGGATTAGGCATTGTAGATTCTCCTATTCTGTCAATCGTTGACAAATTGAACAACGTCACAGGTATGCGCACGACGCGCCCGTAACTTGCGAAGGTAATTCTTGGCACGAAGTAATTTCTCATCCAAAGCACGTTGTTGCCAATGTTCCGCCCACGCCCTCATTTGTCCAGATGTGTAGACATGATACAACGTGATATCGCGCTGGCGATCCTCGTCGATACCGAATGTCCAACCGGAGCGAACACCATCAGCTTGCGGCACAGGCCGTCCATTCTCGAATGTAGTTTTGTCAACCGTTGACATTTTTAAGCCCCTTCCAAAAGTAAGTAAACCCTCATTGTTTATATAGAATAGCACAATTATTCTTATTTGTCAAGGGCTTACAGGAATTATTTTTATGGCCGCAAAGCCCCACAGCCCCATGCCCCATGACCGTAAAGCCCCATGCTCCCACAGCCCCATGCCCCATGACCGTATGACCGTAGACGCGACGGACAAAAAAAAGGCCAGCACCCGAAGGTGCTGACCGATTTTGTCAACGGTTGACAATTTAGCCGGTGACGGCGGCGTCGTCAAAGTCAATTTCGCTGTCCATTTTGCCAGCTTCCAAATCGGCGAAGAAATCAGCGCCGCCAAATTCTGTGGCATATTGCTTTTGGACCCATGCCAGAAACTCAGCTTTTGTGCGCTTAGGGGCATCGGCCTCAGCGGTGGCATCGGCATCGGCATCGGCATCGGCATCGGCATCGGCCTCAGCGGCCTTGTCTAGTTTTTTGGCTGCAGTCTCAATGCCAGCAATTGAATTGATGCCGTCGCTGATTTGCTCAAGCAATTCATCAATCTTGCAAGCCAGCCTTTCAATGTCATCAGACTGGAACCGCTTACCAAGCGCGCGCAACGCGGTGGCATGGGTGCGCTGTTCGCGCTCTGCCATGAATGACCAGTCACCAAGACCGTCATAACCAGCAACGTCATAATCGTTATGAAAAACGCTGACGTGCTTCAATGCGCTTTTAAATGCGTCGTTTTTGTTGCCAGCGGTGGCCTCAGCTTTTGCGGCATCGGCGTGGCGCATGGCAATGATGCCAGCGGCGATCACCGTTGGATGCTGGCGAATGGCGCTATTCATGGCCTTATTAAACCGCGCTTCACGTGCAATAAAATTGTTGTTGTAGGAATCGGCAGCGGAAGTGATGTTTTCGTTTTTCTTAGTCATGATGATCGTTCCTTTCGATCTAGGGTTGATGGCAGGGGCTGGCCTCAGCGCAATGCCTACATATGAATATATAGACCGTGGCGCAAAATTCAAGCCTATTTTGTCAATCATTGACAAAAAAAGCACGAGCAGCTTGCGTTGCATTTATGTCACAACCAACATGCAACACTGTTGCATATATGTCACAGCGTGACCGTATATGGTGACCGTAGATTGTGTAATGATATCAATAACTTATGGGGTATATATTGCAGCATATGCACCCGGTCTGCATTTGCGCATGTTTTCAATAACTTAGCGCCTATTGCGTGGCGGTGCTGGTGTTAACTGACAGCCTATCACTAGTCAATGCCAGCCAATGCGCAGCAAGGTGTTGATAGTATTAAGTTTTTTGTCAATGGTTGACATTTTTTTGCCAGCACGGCGCGGCGATCACCGATGATGACCGAAACGGCCTACAGGCGGGGGCCACACCCCCGTATACCGCGTATATGCATGAATAAACCCACAGATTAGAAAAATTAAGTGTTAACCACAAGGGCAACTATCATACACAACGCTGCCTAACATTTATGCATTGCCTATTTTTTGTGCAACATTTGGCGATGTTAAAGACATTTTGACGCACATGTAAGTTTTTGGGCTTGACAGCCCCCACAAAATCTGTTATAATTATGTATAACTAAAGATCACTTAGAGTGTTTCATTTAAATGTTAATAACTACTAATGATAAAAACACATATATGTACATATATAGTGGTTTTTAAAGTTAGGGTGATATATCTTTTCTTGTTAAAGACACTTTAAGTGATGAAATACGTAATGTACATCTATGTATCTCTTATTTGTGCCTACATTACGTATCTGTTCGTAGTAGGTTTAGTCCATACCATATGTGACTGCCTAAAATAATGAAATTATTACTTGACAATGCCAAAAAAATCCGTAAAACTATACACAGACAATGTACTTGAAGCCTTTTATGAAGCTATTCGTACTAATTCACTAGACAAACTTCATATTCCTCATAGTGATGTTTTCTATGTGCGTCAGGCGGTAGAAGCTCACTATGGAAAATCATTCTCCTTGAAGCATGTTGAAGATGCTATGAGGGCAGAAGGGTGGTCAGAGGATAATTAGATGTTTGAAGCAGTTGTATTAGCGTGTCTTATGGCACAACCCGATATGTGCATAACGGCAGAAGATGCACGTGGTCCATATCAAACAGAAGAAGAGTGTGTAATGCGTGTGCATCAGATGGTGACAGCAATGCAATTAACTTTTCCTGTTCCTCACACTTATAGATATAAATGTAGAGAACCGCAAGCAAAAGGTATATCTCTGTGAGCATACCAGAGCGTGTGAAAAATAAAATGAAGGAAGAAGGACTCTCTGGCGTAAACAAGCCAAAGAGAACTCCGAAGCATCCTACGAAGTCTCATTGTGTGATGGCTTCAGAGGGTGGTAAATATAAATTTATACGCTTTGGTCAACAGGGTGTAAAGGGTGCCGGTAAAAATCCTCAAAGCAAAAAGGATAAGGCACGTAAGAAGTCGTATTATGCTAGGCATGATGCGCAGGGAAAACCAACTACTAAGCTATCCGCAAAGTATTGGTCACATAAAGTAAAATGGTAGGAGATTAACTATGGCAGTCCCTTTGATCCCTGTTGTTGTATTAGGCGCAAGGATTGTAGCACGTTTTGCTGCAAGTAAAGCCGGTAAAGAAGCAGCAAAAAAATTTGCAAAAGAGTTTGGTGGCAGAGTTACAGAGAAAGCTAAAAATCTCAAGTCTGTGCAAAGAGCGCCGACAGGTTCGCAAGCAACTCGCATGGCAAAACAGAAACTAAAAAAAGACGGTATAAAGCCGACACAAAAAGATAGGCTAGGCCCAGCGTCAAGCCCTAAGAAAACACCTAAGAAAGATGTTCGTGGCGATAAGATACAAAAAGGCATAGCGGTTGTAGGATTGACCGCTGCTAGTTTTGCTCCCGGCACTGGACCTAAAAAATCTAAACGTAGAATAACCAGCGAAGAACGTGCTGCACTTTCAGATTTAGGTGACTACAGTCCGCGCGGCAATCGTGCTAAGGACAGTGCAGTTTCTCCTAAACCTAAACCTAAACCCAAACCTAAAAAAGAAGACGGTGCAAAAACACCAGATACCAAAAAAATACCTAATTTTAATGTGGGTGTTTCTAAAGGAGGTGTATCATTTGGCACAGCGTTTAGGCATTTTCGTAAAAAGGGTGCTAAAACTTTTACATGGAATGGTAAAAAGTATCATACTAAAACAAAAGAAGAAATGAAGCGGGAGAAGTAGCATGGCTACCTTTAAAGAAATACAAGCTAAAACTATGAACGACGCTCGTAAACAAGGTTTGTCTGAAGAGGAAGCCATCAGTCTTCTTCGTTCACGCCTTAAACGTGCAGGTGTACCTTTTCCAAAGAGCATGGCTACTGACGAAGAATATCGTGAGCAGCAACGTAAAAGCGATGAATTTAAGCGTAAACGTCGCAATGAGCGTCGGCAAAAACAAGATACAAAGATGGGTGCTGGAGGAATGGCTAACGGTAAAAAACATATGTATCTTAATAAAGGTGCATTTGTAACAGACAATCTTCCAAACAAAGGTTTGAAGATGCTTGCCAAGAGCGGGGCCAAAGGCAGACAAGCCGTGCGCAAAATGGGCTTTAATGTCTAAAAGAAACTACAAAAAAGAAGCACGATATGATTCTAAACCTATCGTAAAGAAAAAACGTGCCAATCGTAATCTGGCAAGGGCCAGAGCGCAACGTGCAGGGTTAGTACGCAAAGGCGATAATAAAGATGTGCATCACGTAAACGGCAATGCCCTTGTAAAAAACGGAGCTACCCGTGTAGTATCTGCTTCTAAAAACAGATCATACGCCAGAACTAAAAACGCTAGAAAGAAAAATCCCAGAGCATAATGAAAAATCAAAATCTAAGAAAACTAAAAACCGTAGCAGGTAAGTTAAAGAAGGCTTCTAAAGCTCACGCTAGACAATCTGCCGTTTTATCTGGAGTTATTAAGAATGCGAAGAGTTCCAAGAAAAAAAGGGCAACCCGCAAAGTCAAAAAAACATAGTGACCTGTATACGGATGAGAACCCAAAAGGAACCATTCACGGTCTTAAATTTACTACGGCAAAAGATGCACAAGCATCTGTTCGTAGAATTAGAGCGTCTGGAAGATCACATGCTCATAAGACACAAGCGGCGATTGCTATGGAACAACGCGCTAGAGCGGCAGGTAAAAAGGCCGCTGCGGCAGTGTATAGAAAGTTTATTGAATCCCAAAAAAGGAAAACCCGTGCATCCAGTAGAGCGTGACATTCGCACGTGGTCAAAAGACTTTTTAGAAGTACCTAACGCTAAACTAAATGGTCTACCACCCTGCCCCTATGCTAGAAAAGCATGGGCTGATGACAAGGTGGTGTTTAGCATTAACACAGGCATAGATGGATTGCTAGATGCTATCCGTGAGTTTGATGGTCACGACTATGATATTGTAGTGTGGGCTAATGAAGATTTGCCAGACATGGAATACCTTGATGGTCTATGTGATGGCATGAATGAGTTGATGTCAATAGCTGGTATTGATTTGCACTTGATGGTGTTTCACCCAGACTATGATGCAACAGAAGCTGGACTCAATTTCCTCGTAGATGATGGGGTTACAGATGACAGTTTATCCTACTGTATGGTCTTTGTGCAGAAACTATCTAAGCTAGACGATGCAGCTTTGTATTTGGAAAAGTCTAACTACTATGAACATTTTCCAGATGACGTTTATGAAGCCTTAGTTCTTGACAGAAGGAGATTGAGAAATGGCAATGGGTAAAGCAAAGATGGCCAAGAAGAAAAAAATGATGCGTGGCGGCATGGCTAAAAAGAAAATGATGGGCGGCGGCATGGCAAAGATGGCCAAGAAGAAGAAGATGATGCGCGGCGGTATGGCAAAAAAGAAGAAGTAATGCCATATGTTGCAAATTCGGAAATACATGGACTTGGTGTTTTCGCGGATAGGGACTATGCTCAAGGAGATACTATTGAGTTATGTCCCTATCTGGTCACAGGTTATGCTGACGTGGGAGATGAGTGTGTCCTACATGACTACATGTTTCACACGCCTTACGTTGGTGAAGAGACGTATTATGTTCCGCTTGGCTATGCTATGGTCTACAATCATAGCGAAAGTCCAAACGCTGAGTGGGACATTGAAGACGAAGATG